TAATGGGAGAAAGAACTTCTCTTGATGGTGTAGTATTAATCGGGCTTTGTGGAGCTTTCATATTGTTCGGGGGCTTAGCTAAGATTGCTGCGTGGGGCGGATTGGCATGGGGAGTGTACACACTTCTAAGGACTGAAAAATGAGCGAGCATCATCCAGCGGATATAAATGGGGACGGTCACGTAAGTGATGAAGAACTCAGAATGCACCTCGAATTTAAACGAAAGAAACTCGAAGACGAAGATGCACAGCGAGATGCTATGAGAAAGATGACATGGTTTGCACTCTTCGGAATGCTACTCTATCCTTTCGGTATCTTCTGTACTAGCCTCTTCGGGCTTGATACAGCTGCGGGTATCATTGGAGATATCGCACCCACATACTTTATCGCCATTAGTGCGTTAGTTGCGGCCTTCTTCGGAGCGAATGCTTACTCGGGTAAAAATAATTCTTGACATAGCAAAGTGAAGGGTGTATAATATATAGAAGTTAAGAGGACAGCTATGCAAATTCAACAATCGCTACAAAACACTTGGGACGCATAGTGAAAATTTTTCTCTATTTTTTGCTGCTACTGCCTTTCTCGGCAGTAGCTAGCGAAGACATAAAATGTTTAGCTAGTAATATTTATTTTGAAAGTAGAGGAGAATCCTTGGCAGGGCAGCTAGCTGTAGCTCACGTTACTGTAAACCGAGTATTGTCCCCTAAATTTCCAAATACTGTTTGTGATGTTGTATACCAAGCAAAATATCATGAATTATTCCCACTAAGAAATAAGTGTCAGTTTTCTTGGTTTTGTGATGGAATAAAAGAAGATATCACAGATATAGAAGCTTATGAAAAAGCAAAAGACATAGCAACTTATGTCTTAACAGCAGGGAGTCTTGATATTACTGATGGAGCTCTATACTACCATGCCCGTACTGTAAGTCCGTACTGGAACAAACACATGAACCATACTCTTACTATAGGAAATCATATATTTTATAAATGAGCTATTCAAAACAAGTTCTCGATCATTACAACAATCCTCGTAATGTCGGAAAACTAGACAAAGAGGATGATATGGTCGGTACAGGCATGGTGGGCGCTCCCGCTTGTGGCGATGTAATGCAACTACAAATTAAGGTGAGTAAGGATGGAATTATCGAAGATGCTAGGTTTAAAACATACGGATGCGGAAGTGCTATCGCGTCTTCCAGCCTCCTTACCGAATGGGTTAAAGGTCGCAGTATTGATGAAGCTGGGAATATTACCAACTCCCACATCGCAGAAGAGCTCTGCCTTCCTCCAGTCAAAATCCACTGTAGTGTCCTTGCAGAAGATGCGATCAAAGCTGCAATAAAAGATTATAGGAACAAACATTGATTGAAGTAAGCAGAGCAGATATTATAACCGAGTACATAGTAGATTCTCAAGATCCCAGAAGGTTTATAAAACTTCCTATTAGTCCTTATTTAGACTTACTACAAGTTAGACCTTTAGAGTCGCAGATAGCTTTGATAAACGCTATAAATAATCCTAAGTACAGGTTTGTTTCCGCAGCAATTTCTAGACGTCAAGGAAAGACTTATATCGCAAATATAATAGGGCAGTTAGTTTCTTTAGTTCCTAACTCTCAGATTTTGATTATGTCCCCTAATTACTCTCTATCTCAGATTTCTTTTGATCTTCAAAGAAATTTAATTAAACACTTTGACTTAGAGGTAACTAAGGATAATGCTAAAGATAAAGTAATTGAACTTTCTAATGGCTCTACTGTGCGTATGGGTTCTGTTAATCAGGTAGACTCAGTAGTTGGTAGAAGCTATGACTTAATTATTTTTGATGAGGCTGCTCTTACTGATGGTCGAGACGCTTTTAATGTGGCTTTAAGACCTACTCTTGATAAGGATAATTCAAAGGCTTTATTTATTTCTACACCTCGTGGAAAGAGTAACTGGTTTGCAGAATTCTGGAATCGAGGGTTTTCAGAGGAGTTTTCAGAGTGGGCTTCCGTAAGGGCTACTTATAAAGACAATCCACGAATGTCAGAAAACGACATTGCTGAAGCTCGAAAGAGTATGAGTGAAGCAGAGTTTCGACAGGAATATGAAGCAGATTTTAATACTTATGAAGGACAAATTTGGGCTTTCGATGCTATAGAGTGTGTAGCTAACTTAGAAGACTTAGATACTTCTAAGATGGACGTTTTTGCGGGGCTGGATGTTGGATATAGAGATCCTACTGCATTTTGTGTAATTGGCTATGACTGGGATGAAGAAAGATATTACGTATTAGATGAGTATTTAAATTCTGAAAGGACAACAGAACAACATGCTAAAGAAATACAAAAGCTTGTGGATAAGTGGGATATTGATTTTATTTATATTGACTCTGCCGCTCAACAAACCAGATTCGATTTTGCCCAAAATTACGACATCTCTACTAACAACGCTAAAAAGTCCGTACTTGATGGAATTGCACATGTTGCCGCTATTGTAGATAACAATAATCTTATTATAGATCAGAAATGTATACAAACTCTTTCCTGTCTAGATCAATATCAATGGGATCCTAATCCGAATTTAGCGAGAGAAAAACCAAAGCATAATTATGCGTCTCATATGGCAGATGCTTTGAGATATGGACTTTATAGTTTTACCACTAGTTCAGTAAGCTTTTAAAAGGACCTACTGAAAAATAGTTGTTGACATGTCACCTCTGTTTGTATATAATTTCAGATAACTAGGATTAAAATGAAAGAACTTAAAAGAGACCCTGTTAAGTACGTTAGAGACAAAGCAAAAGCAGGGTACGAAAAAGATACCAAATGTTATATTTGTGGTACTGAAACTCAGCTGGACTTTCATCATTATTACAGTTTAGCGCCTTTACTCGATAAATTTGTAAAAGAAAGAAATTATCACTTAGAGGATATAAGGGACTTTAGGGAAGAGTTTATAAACGAACACTGGGAAGAAATGTATGATTTGACAGTAACTCTTTGTCATACTCATCACTTAAAACTTCACTCCATATATGGAAGAAATCCCCCCTTACATCAAGCTAAAAAGCAGATGCGTTGGGCAGAGCTACAAAGAGAGAAACATATAAATGGCTTGGTATAATTTTTGGAGGGGTTCCGATACTGAACAGGATTTAGATAAATTAAATCCCATTCAAGAATATTATCGAGGGAATGTAGAACCTTCTAGAGAGTTTACTTATAGCTACGAGAGAGCTTATGAAGACTTGGAGATCGTTAATCGAGCTGTTAACATGCTTGTTGATGATTGTTCCGAAGTTAATTACATTGTTCACCCTCAAACTAAAGGTGTTCCTGTTGTAAAAGGAAATAAAAGAAGTAAAATTGATCTTCTTTTAAATGTAGAACCTAACCCTTTTCAAGATATTTCCTCTTTTAGACGTAACTTATTTACGGACTACTTACTTGATGGAAATATTTTTGTATATTTTGATGGAGTTCATTTATACCATTTACCAGCACCAAAGATGACAGTGCATGCTTCCGAGTCAACTTATATCGATCATTATAGTTTTGACGGAGGCACTGGAGCTAACACACGGTTTAGCCCAAATGAGATTATCCACATTAAGGAAAACTCTTTCTACTCTACTTATAGAGGAGTATCAAGATTAAAGCCTGCATTAAGAACTATGGTTCTTATGCGAAATATGAGAGATTTTCAAGATAACTTTTTTAAGAATGGAGCTGTACCGGGATTAGTACTTAAAGCAAAGGATTCCTTATCAGAAAAAATTAAAGACAGGTTGATACTTGCATGGACTACGCGATATCAACCTCAATCAGGAGGTAAACGACCTCTTATATTAGATGGAGGCATGGAAGTAGACGAAATCTCTTCCACTAGTTTTAAAGAGTTAGATTTTCAAAATGCAATTAGTGAAAACGAAAAGATAATTCTAAAAGCTGTAGGGATCCCCCCTATTTTATTAGACTCCGGAAATAATGCAAATATTCGACCTAATATGAGGTTGTATTACTTAGAAACTGTAATGCCTATTGTACAGAAAATGACCTCTGGCTTAGAAAGATATTTTGGCTTTTGCATAAGAGAAGATATTAGTGAAATTCAATCTCTTCAGCCAGAGCTAAGAGACCAATCAGGTTATTATTCAACTTTAGTAAATTCTGGAATTATTACTGCAAATGAAGCACGAATTGCGATGAATTTTGAAGAAATAGATGGTTGTGGAGAAATAAGAATTCCAGCAAATATTGCAGGATCAGCAGCTAATCCCGCAGAAGGCGGAAGACCTACAGAAGAGGATGAAGTAGATGAGTAGTATTAAACAACGAAGAACTGCTGTAGAGCAGGTATATCAAGACATCAAAGATTATAAGCTTCCTAGAGGCATTTCATACCCTGCGTACCTACAAATAGTTGCACAACCCTTACGACCGCAGGGACTTAGAAAAACTTTTCGCAACTGGAGACGTATGACTCTAGCTGTACAAAAAGCGCATCCTGATTTATGGGATCATGAGTTAGCTGCGCCAGAACCAGTAGCACCTCCACCCGTCCCTGAGCCTGTAAAAGCAGACCCTCTGGAGGCTTTGAGAAAGTCAAGTGCTGCTGATGAACAAGCGGAGGAGCATAATGAATAAGGTTTTTAACCTTACATCCACATTTAAAGCCTTGTCGGAAGACGATGATGGTGTTCACATTTGTGGTATGGCGAGCACTAACCATGCAGATCGTGCCAACGATGTTATCGAAGCAGAAGCATGGACAAAGGGTGGGTTAGCGAATTTTGAGCAAAATCCCATCATTCTTTTCAATCATAATTATGATAAACCTATTGGCAGAGCCACAGGTTTAAAAGTTACAGAAAATGGGCTTGAGTTGAGAGCAAAAATTTCAAAATCCGCCCCTGATCATGTAGCTCAGTTAGTTAAAGAAGGTATCCTTGGAGCTTTTTCCGTTGGTTTTCGGGTCAAGGATGCTGATTATAATAAGGAAACCGACGGACTAAAGATTAAGGACGCTGAGTTGTTTGAAGTATCGGTAGTATCGGTACCTTGTAACCAAGCAGCTACTTTTTCGCTGGCGAAATCTTTTGATTCCCAAGAAGAATACGAAGATTTCAAAAAAACTTTCACAAGTGTCGATCTAGCCGGTCAGTGTCTGGCTAAGGATGAAGATTCATCGGTAGCTAGTCACACACCGGATGGAACCCAAGAGGTTCAAAAGGAGATCAAAATGTCGGAAGAGAATAAAACTCCCGAAATCGACTTGGCTGCTTTCGCGAAGCAAGTAGCAGATGAAACTGCTGCTAAAATCGCAATGCAACAAGCCGAACAGAAAGCAGCCGCAGAAAAGGCTGCTGTAGAAGCTGAAGAGAAGGCGCAGGCAGCTGCCGAAGCAAAAACTCAGCAAGAAGAAAAAGTAAAATCAGCAGTAGCTGTAGGCGTATCGTCAGGAGCAGAAGCTCTTATGCAAGACGTTGAAGCTAAGCTGAAAGAAAAAGATGCAAAGATTGATGAAGTTATCAAGCAATTTGCATCTCAATTAAGTGAGAAAGAGGAAGAAATCACGAAGATGCGCGAAAGCAAGCGAGTTTTTAGCGCTAATCGTACTTCTTCAGAAGATCTCTCACCTTTCGCAAAAGAATTGATGTATGGTCATATTCTTGGTGTAATGCTTAACAAAGGTTGGAATACCAGCTATGGTAAGAACGTATTGTCAAAGGCTGGCGTAACTTATCCTAATGATGGCGGTACTGAGCAAGCAGGCGATACGGAATTCCCTAACATTGCTACTACAGTATCACAGGCAATTGAAAAGGAAGTAATGAACGAGCTTCGTCTCGCACAGGCTTTCCGTCAAATTCAAATGCCCGCACGTACTATGGTAATGCCTATCCAGACGGATACTAACCTTGCATCATTCAGCAATGGTATTACTGCAGGTACTCCTACTTTGGAAAACCGTACGCAAGTTGCTGGTAATACGTATGAGCCTTCACAGGTTGTGTTGCAGGCACACCGTCTGATTTCACACACTCACCTTGACAACTACATTGAAGAAGAAATTCTTGTTTCTTTGATGCCAATGTTGATTGAGTCTATTGCTCGTTCACACGCTCGTGCAGTAGATAACATGATTCTTAATGGTGAAACTGGTAAGGTAAATGGCCTTGAGTTCTTTGCTACTGCCTCATCAGGTGGTTCAGTAGATCTTGACGGTGCTACTATTGCTACAGGTAACTCTGCTACATTAACTGCAGAATTGTTACTTGACGCTCGTAAGGACATGGGCAAGTATGGCTTGAACCCTTCAGATGTTACTTACGTAGTAAGCCAGAAGTACTACTATGACCTGATTGCAGATCCTGCGTTTGCTGACATTACTGACGTTGGTTCAGATGTTGCTACCAAGATCACAGGTTCTATTGGTGCTGTCTACGGCTCACCTGTACTTATCTCTGATAACTTTGAATCAGATGCAGCAGGTGGTTCAGTTGCTTATGCAGTAGCTAATCGCAACTACGCTATCCCACGTCTTCGTGGTGTAACCGTAGAACAAGACTATGAAGTTGGTAATCAGCGTCGAGTTGTTGTTGCAACCCAATCTTTGGGCTTTGCAGAACTCGTTGCCGATGCTGCTGGCGATCGTTCTTGTGTTAAGGTTGTTACCACTGCGTAACATTTCCTTTTTAAGCTCGGGGGACTCCGGTCCCCCAAGTTTTTACTAATTGGTTTATTATGGCAAATTTTATAACAATAGACGAATATAAAGCTTTAGAAGGCATCACCTCTGGAACTGAGGATGAGAAACTAGAGATATTAATTCCTTCTGTAAGTCAATTAGTAAAAACTTACTGCGCAAACAGTATTATCGATTTTTCGACGAGTGCAAAAACAGAGCTATTTACTGTAGACTATAATAGTCATATTTTGCAACTTACGGAATCTCCCTTAATCGCTATCACTAGCGTTAGAGTTAAGGAAAGTATTGGAAATAGTTTTGTAGCTTTAGCTTCTACAGACTATAATATAGATAAGAAAACTGATAGTGTTATTCGCATTAGCGGATCTAAATATAGAAATTGGCCTAAAGGCCCAGAGGCTGTGGAAGTAGTTTATACAGCAGGTTACACAACCACTCCTCTTGACTTAAAATTAGCGGTTGGTGATTTGGTTACTTACTACTTAAGAGATGAACATAAGCCTCGACAATCTTTATCCGGAGCTACAAGAGAGACAACAGAAAACGAGGTAAGAGTAGGCTTCCCAGCACATATTAGAAGAGTACTGGATTTATATAGACTTATTCTATGAGTCAAATTACCGTAAGAAAGCAAATTTCAGATAAGCTTTTAGAGTCACTTTCTTCTAGTAATAATGCAGTGGTAAGAAAAGCTTTAGAAACGGGAGGTCGTCCTCAAGTCATACAACTAAGGGATCTAGACTTTATAAGAAACACAGTAAATAAACTAATTAAAAACGAACAAATACCACAACTTAAAGTTAAATTAACTAATAAAAGATTAAAAAAAGCTAGAGAGTTTGCGGAAAATATGCAATCTCGCTGGGTAAAAAAACAAGGTCTTGCAAACGTAACAGATACTATTGCATATAAGATGATGGCTACTAGAAGGCCTCCTATAGCTGCTGATATTAGATCAGGACAGAGTTTTATTGTAGGAAGTTTTAGAAGCTTAAGAACTCTTAAAAATAAAATAGTAAACATGGTCCTGGAAGAAGAGACTGAAGAAATACGAAAAATAGTAAGATCTAAGGTTCAAAGAGGTCACGGAGTAGAAGGAGGAGACGCTGTTTCTACTGTACAAATTGCAGAAGCAGCAGGGTTTGCGGCTTCAGAAGGAATAGATCTTTCTAAGACAAAAGGGTTGGAAGATTATTTAGAAGAACAATTTACAACTTATGATATTCCAAATATTGATAGACAAATAGAAATTGTACAAAATATTTTAGTAGAGTATCAGTCATTTATAAGCGCTTCTGGTAAGCTAACAGGAAATTACATACCAATCGTAAGTTTTCAAGACTGGTTTTCAAATGTAGGAATAGACTCTAGAACAGAAAGGCTCATTTTACAAGTAGTTAGAGAGTTTTTTGAGACCAAAATAACTGCAGACCAGCTTGTAAATATGGAAGGCTCGAAAAGTATAAAAGATAAGATTGAGTCTCACTTTGTAGAACAGCTTACTAAAGATTTAAAACTTGCTAAAACTACAAAAAGAACTAAAAAAACTACTTCTAGTGATAATAAGAAGAAGAAAGCTCCTAGTAAGTCCAATAAGACAAGACTATCAGGGGTAAATAAAACAGGACCTAGAAGCGCGGCCGCTTTTGCTACACCTAGAAAAGCTAAGTCAAAAACAAAAGGAAATACAGTAACTCTTCCTAAATTATTAGGAATTTTAAATCAAAGACTCCCTACAGTAGTAGCAAGGAACATGGGAGATCCTAGACTTAATTATAGGACGGGCAGATTTGCAAATTCTGTTAGAGCTGTAGGAGTAAATAGAACACAGGGAGGATTTCCTAGTATAGCTTATACCTATCAATTAAATCCTTACCAAACTTTTGAACAGGGGTTTGCTCAGGGAAGCCCAGATAGAGATCCTAGAAAGTTAATTGATTTATCTATTCGTGAAATAGCAGCTCAATTTGCGGTAGGAAGACTATATACTAGGAGACATTAATGACAAATAGGCTGTATACTACTAGAAGACAGTCTATTGTAACTGCTTTAGTTGAAAAGCTAAAAGGTATAAATGGCTCTGGGTCTTTTGTGAGTAATGTTTTTAACAATGTCTCTCCAAGACTTAAATTTTGGGATGAAGTAGAACAATTTCCTGCGGTACATTTAAATGCAGGATCAGAAACTAGAGAATACCAAGGAAGCGGTTATAAGGATAGGTTTCTCAGTATATCCATTAGGGTTTATGTTAGACAAGAGAATGCCGTAGACGCCTTGGACGCTTTGCTAGAAGATATAGAAACAGTTTTAGAGGATAACTCTAGAGTTGCTTATATCGATAAGCAGGGCAACACACAATATACTCATCAAATTAGTATTTTAAGTATAGATACTGATGAAGGAGTTTTGGAACCTTTAGGGGTAGCAGAGATGCTAATAGAGGTTCGATACTAGAAAATACTGGCAAGAGCAAAAGCTCACGACCAAGTCTTTTCAAGATAGCTTTAGGAGAAAACTACTATGGCAAATAATTTATATTTTAGCCGTGATACTAAACTCTTCGCGACATTTAAGAATGCAGCCGGTACTGTTCAAGCAGCATGGGAGATTCCTATTTTAGAAGGTTTTAGTTTTTCACAAGGCAATGAAACCTCAGAGATTACTCTGAGTGAGATGGAATCATCTGCGGGTGTATCTCGTAGAGGTCGACGACTTTTTAATGATTCTCTTTCTCCGGCAGAATGGAGCTTTTCTACATATGTTCGGCCTTTTGAGGCTGTAACAGCACATACCGGTTATACCGTAGGAAACAACCATGCCGTAGAAGAAGTTTTATGGGCACAAATGGCTGGAGCTGACGACTATAATGCGGACGCATTTAGATCTGCAAAATTCAGTAATGCTGCTGTAACTGTTACAGACGGAACTGACTTAAATATTTCTTTTGCACAGTCAAATCGTGCAGTATTGCAACCTATGGATTTGTATTTTGTTCTTGAAACAAATTTAGCTAACCCTGTGGTTTATAAACTCGAAGATGCTGTAGTTAATGAAGCATCTGTAGACTTTGAAGTTGATGGTATTGCTACTATTGCTTGGTCTGGATTTGCTAAAGAAATCAAGGATTGGACTGCAAACACTGATGTTAGTACAGCATTTGTAACTGCTTCAGCAGGAAATATTCACTTAGAGTCAGACAATGATAACGCTTTCACTTTTGATGATGGAAGCGCTGGTGTTGCTGCAAAAGACTACGCGGTTGGTAATACTGATAACTTTATTCGTAATCGTCTGTCTCAAGTATCTCTTACAGCTGCTGATGTAGTTACTTACCCAGGTGCATCTACTAATGGTGTTTATAATCTTACGCTTACAAATGCAAATATTACAGTTAGTAATAACATTGAGTATTTGGTACCAGCAGAGATTGGAAAAGTAAATATTCCTTTGGAAAACGTTACAGGTACTCGTACAGTTACAGGTAGTATGAGTTGCTATATTAACTATAATGATAGTGCCAACAGTGGTACTTCTACTGACTTGTTTAATGATATGAAAACCTCTGCTGCTTTAGATAAAGTTGTAAATGACTTTGCAGTTGTTCTTAAACTTGGAGGTGCCGCAGGCAAGCGTGTAGAATTTACTATGGCTGATGCCCATCTTGAAATCCCTACGCATAATATTGAAGATGTTATATCTTTTGATATTAACTTCCACGGTCTTGATAGTATTGATGCAGCTGAGGAAGTTGCTATCGCGTATTTCGGAGCATAATAACTGTTTCGTCTACCTTAAAGCGGGCTTCGGCCCGCTTTTTCTTTTCACCTTCCAAAAATAAATCTTGACTTTTTTCCTTCCTTCACCTATACTATATAAATACGCAGAACTAACAACCCCAAATTGTTAAAAGGATAATATATGAGTGATAAACCGGTGTCTCTTTCAAGTTTAATTACTGAAAGCAAGACTGTAGGTATTGATTTTCCAGGGTTTCCTGGATGTAGTGTGGAACTTTGCTACTTAGGTAAATCAGAACTACTAAAATTAAGAAAAAGATCTTTAAAAACAAATTGGGATAAAAAAACTCGTCAACCGCTAGAAGAGCTCGATGAAGATAAATTTATCCAGGAGTATAGCAAAGCGGTTATCAAAGGGTGGAAAGGACTGAAATATCGGTACCTAGAAGAGCTTCTTTTGGTAGATATTGCTGAACTTGACCCTGAAGGCGAACTTCCTTTTACACTGGAAAACGCAGAACTCCTCATGACTAACTCCAATGCTTTTGATACTTGGGTTACAGAAACTGTGAGTGAGTTGGAAAATTTTACTGGGAGCAAATAGATCGACTCCGAGATCTATTGGCTCGCTATGTAAGAGAATCGGATTCAAAGTTTGACTTAGATAAGTATTTGCTTGTCTGTGAACAATTGGGACAGGAACCTGATCCAACCAAAATGCCGCTCGACTCTTCTTCGTTCCCGGAGGAAGTCCAGGTGGCATTTTTTATGTTCTCTTTACTTACAGATAGATGGGATGGAATGTCTGGAAGCTATTTAGGAAAATCTTGGGAGGGAGTGGACTACTTCTTTAAGATATATGATATTGATGACCCTTCTACTATAGTATACATAATGAAGATGTATGAAGGATTAATTGTATCGCATAAAGCAGAGAAAGCAGAAGAAAAAAGAAAAGCAGACGAAAGAAGACAGAAGTCTTCGAGCGGTGGAAGCAAAACCTACACCCATAATGTAAGCGGCTAATGGCAAAAAATAAAGTAACTATTGACATTGAAGTCAATGGAAAAATGCAAAAAGCTACAGTTGGTGTTAATAAGCTCAAAAAAGCATTAAAAGGGGCAGAACAGCAGCAACAAAAGTATAATGCTAGTAATCGTGATGGCTATCGTGCACAGCAAGGTGTCGCCCAAAATACTTCAAATAGTACAAAAGCTTTTGCAAAACAAGCTGGACAGGTTCGTGGAATCGTACCAATTTACGCCACTTTTGCAGCAAATGTATTTGCAATTACCGCCGCTTTTGGAGCTCTTCGTAGAGCAGCCGCAGTAGAGCAATTAACGGCTAGTTTGGAAAGATTAGGAACTATTGCCGGCCGAAACTTGCCCGCATTAGCCAACGACCTGAGAGACATTACTAATAGTGCTATATCTACTGAACAAGCTCTTCGAGCAACTTCTGTAGCAGTCTCAGCAGGATTTTCCAGCAATCAACTTAAAGATTTAACTAAAGTGGCTAAAGGAGCATCTCTTGCCTTAGGCAGGGACATGGGAGATGCGCTAGATCGTTTAGTTCGTGGTACAGCGAAGTTAGAGCCTGAAATTCTAGACGAATTAGGTATTCTAGTAAGATTAGATGATGCAACTAGAGAGTACGCTGCTGCGCTTGGTACTACTGCGGATAAATTAAGTCAGTTCCAACGACAACAAGCCTTTCTTAATGCTACTATTACACAAGGTATTTCAAAATACGATCAAATTGAAAAAGCTATTAATCCTAACGCTTACGATCAGCTCGCCGCCTCCTTTGATAATTTAACTAAAACAATTATAAACTTTGCCAATGTAGCAATAGTTCCTGTAGTTAAATTCTTTTCTAATAATGAGTTTGCTCTTTCAGGCGCATTAGTGCTCTTTGGATCAACTCTAGTAAAACAAGTAGTGCCTGCAATTGACGAAGTAATTCGCAGACAGCAAATGCTCGGTTCTGTAGCTCTTCAAATGTCCAGAAAAGAAGGGAAGAGAATTGCTACCGTTTATCAAAAAGGCTTTAAGGCTGTAGCTAAAAGCGCTACTGATTTAGGAGACAAACTACCTAAAGCAGCAGCAGCGCTTATCCCTAAACTTAAAGAAGGAAGTCTTGGTTTAAAAGAACAAGCGAATCTAAATAGAAGTTTAGGCGTTGCTATAACTGCTAGAACAAAAGCAGCCTCAAAAGCAAGCGCTGCTGTCAAAAAAGATTTACAAGGCGAAATTGCCCTATTAAAGCAATTAAAACTTGAAATCGCAGGAGTAGAAACTGCAACCACACAAAGATTTGTTGCCAGCTCTAGAGGGGCTAGATTACAGGGGCAGTCGCGTTTACGAAAAAGAGCTGGAGCATACGGAGAGAAAGTCGACCAGGCGGGGGCTTTAGCAGGATTCGGCGTAGCATCAAGAGGTGCTGGAAAGCAATTTGGAGAAATAGATAAAGCAGCTAGAAAAGGAGCTAAAGGCTTTCAACTTTTTAGAGTTGGAGTTACTGCGGCTACTACTAGCTTAGGTCTTTTTGGTAGAGCTTTTTTAAATCTTATTCCCTTCGTAGGACAAGCACTCTTCTTTTTTTCACTCCTATCTCCTTTAATATCAAAAGTTTTTGGCAAGGGAATAGAAGGAAAGGCTTTAGATGA